TGCTTTCTATCTCTCTCTATCGGGTAGACAATGGGGAGAATCCCCTTATAAACAAAGGGGATTGAGCGATGAACCGAACTATCAGCGCGTTACCGGCCGCTATCGACTTGAGTCTTTATGCGGGTGATGACTTCTTTTTGGACGTGACGGTTACCGACGTGGACGGGAATCCGACGGACCTTACCGGCGCCGTTGTGGCGTCGCAGATTCGGACCAAAGCAACGGACACGGAAATCTTGGCCGAATTCGGCGCGACGGTTGAGGGGAACGTGATCCATCTTCATTTGACGCATACGGACGCGACGGGTTTACCGGGTTCGGCCGTGTGGGACTGCCAGACGGACACGGACGGCGTGGTTTCGACGTTGGTTGCCGGGAACGTCACCACGCGCCCGGAAGTGACCCGGCCATGACGGTTAAGGGGGAAGCCGTGAACGTGCCTGTCGTGGCCGTTGTGGCGCCGGGAAAGACCAACGTGAGCGTTACCCGGCCGGGTGGGACTGGTACCGGCGTCCCGGGTCCGGAAGGTCCCCCCGGGCCGATTGGTCCCCCGGGTCCCCCCGGGGAAGATGGGCAGGACGGGGCGCCGGGTACGGACGGACAGGACGGCTTGGACGGGGCGCCAGGAACGCCAGGACAGGACGGGACGCCGGGGATTCAGGGACCCATCGGCTTACCGGGACAGGACGGGGCGCCGGGACCTAAGGGGGACCCGGGCGCGGATTCAACCGTCCCGGGTCCGCAGGGTCCCCCCGGGGAAACGGGTCCGCAGGGTCCCCCCGGCGCGGATGGTTCGGGTGGCGGGGGGGGATTTCAGCTAGGCATAGTGCATACCGCAATTGATCGTCCCATTAACGCTAGTCAAGTCGTAGGCAACACAATGTACGCGTATCGGGTTCTAGAACCGGGGACGATCACCAAAATCAGGTTATGTCCAGGGATCACTGCCGGTAACATCGTCGTTGCCGTCTATGCGAATACTGGCGTTGGCGTGAATGCCAAACCCGGCGCACGTAAAGGTTCTAGCGGTCCCGTTCCCTGCCCCCCGGCTAACGTGACGGCCGACGTTCCGTTAAGCGCGGCCGTGGACGTTGTGGCCGGGGATTGGCTAGCTGTCGGTTCGGATGCCACACCTAGTTTCATGGGCATGTATGCCGGTTCGGCCGCATTGGGTCTCGCCGCCGGTATGGCCGGTTCATCGGCGGGTCAGTTCCCCGGCGCGGCTACATGGGGTGGGACATGGGTTGACAATTGGTTTCGGCAATACTGGTTATTGGGTATTCCGTAATGGGGCGCCCGCCGGCGGGGAAGAATCGCCTTAGTTTTATTGGTGAAACTTGGGGACTTGAGAATCCCCCGGAAACCGTTGCCGTTCCACGACTGATGAACCCGGCGCACCCTAACGCCGTCGGGTCCTACGGTCCGGACGTTGCCAAGTGGGCAGAATCCCTTTATTTACATGGGAAGAAAACAACGGGTTCCCGTTGGTGGCAACGGCTTGTGTTGAACCGGGCAATGGAATACGACCCAACGGGCGCGCTTTGTTGGTCAACCGTGATTGTGTCGGCGCCACGGCAGACGGGTAAATCATGGCTGGAACGCATGGTATGCGCGTGGCGTATCCACCAAACGGAACTGTTCGGCGAGGAACAGAACGTGTTGCACGTGGCGCACAAACTGTTAGCCGCGCAAGAAGTGTGGCGCCCCGCCGCGCGCGCGTTGTCGTCCGTGGCCAAGGTCCGTTGGGCTAACGGGGAACAACAGATAGAACTGGACGACGGGTCACGTTGGATGATCCAAGCCGCTAACGACGGTTCCGGCGTGGCATTCAGTCTGTCCATGGCGTTGATTGATGAGGCGTGGCGGGTACCGCGCCAGGTGCTGGACGACGCGCTAGAACCCACCATGGCCGAATCAGCGTCCCCTCAAGCGTGGATCGTATCGACGGCCGGAACGTCCGATAGCGATTTGATGATGAGTAACCGAACGGCCGCCCTGGCCGGAATGAACGCCGACAACCCGCGCGCGCTGATATGCGAATGGTCGGCGCCCCCGGACCCGGATTTGCCCATCGACTCCCCCGCCACCTGGCGCGCGTGTTCCCCCCATTGGGACGAACGACGGCTAGAGCGCATGACGACGGCATACGAAAAGACGACCGGCAACGAACGATCATTTCGGCAACAATGGCTCAACCAATGGGTCCCGTCGGCTACCCGTTCACTGATCGGTTACGAACGTTGGCCGTCGTTGGCGACCGTGGACGGACCCATTGGCGCGATTTCGTTCGGCGTCGATTTGGCGGCCGATAGAACGGCCGCGTGCATCGTGGCGTACGGGGACGGCGTGGCCGAAATCGTGGCCGTGTCCCGGGACCCGAACCGGACCGAACCGGTACCGGGGGAAGGTGTCGGGTGGGTGGGTGACTGGTTCGCCGCGCGGGTTGATTCCCACGGGGGGGAATGGACGGTAGGGATAGACGGGTCCGGTCCTGCCGCGTCCGTGGCGGCCGACGTTCTGGCGTTCCTAGACCCGTCCCGGGTTGTCATCCTCAACGGCCGGGAAATGGCTTCCGCGTCCGGGCAAATGTTTGATCGCATCATGTCCGAACCGGCGCGGGTGGCGTTCACTGATCACCCGTTGATGGAGTCGGCCGTGTGTAACGCCAGGTGGCGCCGGTACGGCCAAACCCGGACGTTCGCCCGGGATGACATTTCCGGTCCGTCTGGGGTGGCTTTGGTGGCCGCCACGGCCGCAATGTGGACGAATGAACACACGGTAGTAACTGATGAACCGGCGGTTTACTGATGGATTTGTTGAAAGCGTTCCGGCCGCAACAGCGCGGCAAATTCCTTTACGCCACGGACGGCCGGGAGATTCTGCACAACACTCCCGACGGGTGGGAAGTGGGCGCCCCCCAACTTTGGTGGACGGGACCGGCCGGGGGGGACGGAACCGGCGGCCCATGGGGGAACCCGCCACCTGGCGCCAATGACGTAACCGGGCATTGGTCCCTACCGGCCGTGACCCGTTGTACGAACCTGATAGCGGCCACGTTGGCCGGGTTGCCATGGGTCGTAGGGAAGGGGGACGACACCCTAGGAACGCCGACATGGATAACCGACCCGCAACTCTTGCGCCCCGACCCGCGCCTAGGCAACGTCGGGTTGCTAGACCCGTCCCGACTGTCGGCCGTCGAATTCTGGACGCAATGGATCACGTCGGCTTTGTGGTTCGGGGACGGCTACATTTTCTGTCCCGTCCGGAATGCGGCCGGGGAACCGGTTCCCCCGTTGTGGCAGCTATCGCCCCATCGGGTGAGTATCGACAACGGCCGGTACTACCTGAAAGGCAACCAACCCGATTACGTCAATGGTGGCGTGTCCGACGAAATCGAGATAGACCCGTCGTCGTTGATTCACCTACGCGGCAACCCGCCATACGCGGACGGCCACGGGACCGGCGTCATTAGTTGCCACGGCGCCGAACTTGGGCTAGCCCAAACGGTCCGGTCCTATGCGCTAGGTCAGTTCTCTAGTGGCGTCCCGGCCGGGTTCCTGAAAGTCAACAAACCGGAGATTCAGCAGAAACAAGCCGACGACTTGAAAATGGCTTGGATGCGCGCCCACGGCAATAGTCGGCGTTCGATAGCCGTCCTGAATGCGACGACAGACTTTACGCCAATCGCGCTATCCCCCCTGGACGCGCAACTATCGGACGCGCGGCAATGGTCCCTACGTGACGTGGCGTTAGCGTTCGGCGTCCCGTCGTGGTTCCTAGGCATCCCCGGGGACTCATCGACGTATAGCAACGTCGAATCCCGGTTCATTGAGTTACGGACCTACACGTTGCTTCCGTGGATTCGCCGCGTCGAATCAACACTGGACGCGCAATTTCCGCTCGGGACGGACGTAAAGGTTAAGACGGCCGGGTTGGAACGTGGCGACACGACGACCCGGTACGCGGCATATGAGGCGGCCATACGCGCGGGTTGGATGCTTCCCAATGAAGCGCGCGCCCTGGAAGATTTGCCACCATTGCCAGAACCGGACCCGGAACCGGAACCACCCGCGCCACCCGTCCCCGTTCCCACGGACCCGGCGCCCATTGACGACACGGAAGGGATACCGGCATGACGTGGCAAACGGTACCAATGGAATTACGCTCGGCCGACCCGGTTAAACGGGAAATAACCGGCGTCGTCGTTCCTTATGACACAAAGACATATTTGGTTAGGGACCCCGCCGGCGAGCGAATTGCCCGTGGCGCGTTTAACAAATCCATTGCGCAACGGCCGACAAAGATTCCGCTATTCCTTAATCACGTGAACACGGAAATCCATGGTTGGTCTACGGAATGGGATGACCAACCCAATGCGCTTATCGGCCGGTTTAAGGTCCGTGAAGGGGAAGCCGGGGACCGTATTCTCATCGACGCGCATGAAGGTTACCTACCGGGAATGTCCATCGACTTCCAGCCATTGGTTAGCGGCCGGGATTCGGACGGGACCCGCGTCATTAGGGACGCCAAACTATGTGGCGTGTCGTTGGTGACGATTCCCGCTTACGACGACGCGCGGGTATTGGAAACCCGTCACGCGTCCCCCGTTATCGACGTGGCGAACCTATTCGGCGCAATGCCGAATGTAGACCTATCGCCATTTGACATGGAATGGCGTTAGTATCAGCAAACAGAACGGCCACGTCCGGCCGGTTCCTGTCGGCCGATTACCTGGCGCATAGCTAGCCAATCACCCGACATAGGGGGAATCACCCGGTACGCAACCCGCGACGAACATTCCGCGCGTTCCGACTACCAAAGGTGAGACCTTATGAACGACTATTTGCGTCGTCTGATTTCCGAACGGGAACAGCTAACGACGGCCGCCACAAGCATTACCGACACGGCCGCCCACGACGGGGATTCCGGCCGGGACCTTACCGATACCGAATCCGCCACGTTGGCCGGAATGCAGAAGCGCGCCGGGGAAATCGACTCGCAGCTTAAGACGTACAACGAACAGCTAGCCTCACAGCGCGCTTTTGCGTCGTTGCGGAAGGACATTGGTACCGACCCGGCGTCATCCCCCGGCGGGGACCGTGGCGGGTCCCCCGGCGGCCGTCCAGCCCTGGAATCCCGTTCATGGGGTGAACAGTTCATCGAGTCGGACGCGTTCCGGGAGTACCGGGGGCGCGGAACGTCGGACAAACTCACGGTTACCGGCATTCTGGAACAGCGCGTAGCGGCCGACCCCATCATGCTGGCCAACATTCCCCATCAGTATTTGCCTCATCAGGTTCACGAAATCGTGGGACCGTCGCAGCTATTCCCGCTTATCGGGTTGGTATCCCGGGAAGTTGTATCGACCAACGCCGTCGATTTCATCACGTGGGGACCTAACCCGGTTCCCCCGGCCGCCATTGTCCCGGAAGGTGGCCTTAAGCCACCCGTCGATATCGTGGCAACGGAAACGTCGGACACGCTGGACACCTACGCGGGTTGGAAGGCGGTAACACGCCAGACGTTGGAAGATTTCCCCCGCATTCAGTCGATCATCGAGTCGAAATTGCGTACGTCATTGGCGGCCGCTATCAGCGCGGCCATTGCGGCCATTCTCAATGCGGCCACGGCGTCCGGGTCCCCCGGCGTTGGCGATATGGTTTCCGGTATCCGGGCGGCCATTGGCGATTTGCAAGCGGCCGGTTACAGCCCTAACGGCGTGGCTATGCATCCGAGCGATTGGGCCGCGCTGGACATTGCCGCATTGGGCGCGCTCAACCCGGCCGGGACATGGGGACTGACGCCGGTATCGGTCCGGGAATTGACGCCGGGGAACGTGATCGTTGGCGACTTTAAGACGGCCGTTACCGTGTTCGATAGGAACCAGACGGCAGTTTTCGTTAGCGATAGCCACGCCGATTTCTTTATCCGAAACCAATTGGTCATTCTCGCCGAACAGCGCGTGTTGGTTGCGCCCGTGGAACCGGCCGCAATGGTAAAGGTAGACGTTGGCGTCGCGCCGACTCCCCCGGCCGCCCGTACGGCCGCGCGGTAAGTAGGTAATAGGAATGGGCACCAACGCCGGTTATCTCCCGGAAGTAGCGTCGTTACTCCCGGCGACCCGGCGTTGGTGCGCCATTTCGGTTACGTCGGTTAGCGATGAGGATTTGTCCCTAGTCATCGAATCCGAACTAACGTCCCAATTCATCTATATGTCATGGGACGCCGACACATACCCGGCGCCTATTCAGCAGGCGCTATATCGGCGGGTCGGCCGGGTATGCGCGGCTAAAGGTATCCCGTTGGGTCTCGCCGGGTTGGATAACGAAATGGGCATAGCGCGTATCCCGTCGTTTGACGCTGAGATTGACCGGCTTGAATCCCCCTACCGACTCATTCCCGTGGCGTGACATGACGACCCTTACCGACCCACTCACGACGCAACGCCAGGCGATAGCGGCCGCCCTGGATACCGTGGACGGCCTAACCGGCTACACCCAACAGCCGGGAACCATCGGTTACGGGGACGCGTGGCCGGTATGGAATAACACGGAATGGACGACGCCGTGTCTTGACGCCGTGACCTATAACGTGTTCGTCGCCATTCCGGGTGGTGACCTTATGTCCACAACCGAAAACATCGGCCGGGTTACCCATATCACCATGGAAGCGCTTAACACGGTCCGTAACGCAACCGTCCAACGTGCCGAACCTGTCCAGCTAGCCGTTAACGAACAGTCGGCCGGAATCCCGGCGATTCTGTTTACCGTAGTGATTGGATAACTGATATGACGATTGTTGAATCACGCGTTAAGAACGGCGTGTTGACGTTGGACGGGGAAGAATTCTCATGCCAGCCAACCAACGTCCATTTGACGCCGAACTATGACGACGACGGGGACGCGGAAGAAACCCTTTGTGGTGACAAAATCGCCGCCGGGAAAAAGGAACGTTGGTCTATCGGGGGAACGTCTATTCAGGATTTTGACGACCCTATGGGATTCGTCGTGTTCTGCCGTAAACACGCTATGCAGACAGTCGCATTCACGTGGGAACCGAACCAGGACGGCGCCGAAACGGTAACCGGACATGTCGTCGTCCTGGCCGTGGAATACGGCGGGGACGTGAACAGCCGACTGACGACGGATTGGGAATTCGATGAATCCGGCGATAAGTGGGTTTGGGCGCCTAGCGCGGCCGGGACGGTTCCGTCCACGGCCACGGCCGGGACTCCCGGGAGTTGGTCGGGTCGTGTTCCTGCCACGTTGGCGGCCGCCAACGCCACGCTAAGCGATTACCCGGCGTCCCCCCCTACGGCGTGGACGACGGGTGAGTACGTGACGGTAGGGGATTCCTCGCACGTCCATTGGGACGGCGCGTTGTACGCGGCCGGGGACGCGGCATGACGGCCGCTAGCGTGTCCCCCATTCGTCCGGGTTCCCCCCCGGAAGCGTTCACGTTCGATTTGGACACGCTCACGGTCCTAGACGTTATGGATCTTGAGGAAACGCTCAACATGCCATTGGGGATGATGCTGGAAGCCGTGAACAGTGACGACAAACCCAAGGGTCGCATCATGGCGGCCATGGTGTGGGTGACCAAGCGTAAAGATCACCCGGGCATGACGCTTGAGGAAGCGGCCGCGTCCACGCCACTATCGGCGTTCCGTATTGATGAGGAACGCGACACGCCGGAAGGTGATGCAGTCCCAAAAGACGGGACCATTACCGCCGAATTGCCAGAATTGCGATAGCGCTCAATTGCGACCCGGTTATTCTCCTGTCGGCGCCAATGTCGTTATTGCACGAAACGGAATTGGAACTAATTTCACAAGCTAAACAACAGGAACGCGCTGCACGTAGGCGTCGATAAGCCGGGAAGGATATGCGCCGAATGGCTAAGAAAAGCGTTTCGGATGCATCAGTGCATATCGACGGATTGGCTAGGCTACGTAAAGACCTTAAGGCCGCCGGCAAAGATATAGATACCGAACTAAAACGTATTAACGTCGAAATGGCGACGACCATTATTAGCCAAGCGCGGGGGAATGCGCGCGGCCGAATGGAATCCAAATCGGCCGGGAACCTTAAGCCGATGAAATCGGCCGTCCAGGGTGGCGTTAATCTACGCGCCACAACGGGAGTCCCCTACGCATTAGGCGCCGAATTCGGCGCCAAACAGAATGCGGTACGGCATCGGTCAACCGGCGAATATCACGGCTATAACCAATTCCAGCCATGGACGGGTGCCAATACGGGAAGTGGCCATTTCCTTTGGCCTGCTATTCGTCAGATTGACGTATTAGGGGAATACACGGAATTGCTCGATAATGTCGTCCGGGACCTAGGGGAATAGCATGGCGACCCGGACGTTAACCGTCGTATTTGCCGGGGACACTAAAGCGCTGGATAACGCCGTGAAAAGCGTTGGCGGGAAGCTTGAGGAAGCCGAATCCAAAACGTCCGGTACGGCGTCACGAATGGGTTCGTCCCTAGCGAAAATAGGCGCCGGATTCGTGGCCGGATTCGCGGCCGATAAAGGCGTCGAATTCATTAAGGGCGCCATTACTGCCGCGTCCGATTTGCAAGAAACGATAAGTAAGACGGAACAGATATTCGGGGACGCTTCTAAGCCGCTAATTGCTTGGTCGAAAACCACGGCCAAATCCCTAGGTCAGTCCCAACAGCAGGCGTTAGACGCGGCTTCCACGTTCGGCACGTTCGGTAGCGCGGCCGGGTTGACAGGTAAGGAACTAGCCGCATTCTCCGGTGGATTGGTCGGGTTGGCGTCCGACATGGCGTCATTCGGCAACACGACGCCGCAACAGGCTATCGACGCGTTGGGCGCCGGGTTGCGCGGCGAATCCGAACCGTTGCGCGCGTACGGCGTTCTGCTGGATGACGCTTCCCTTAAAGCGGAAGCAATGACGCTCGGGTTGATGAAACCCGTTGTTAATCAGGCTAAGATCACGGCCGCGCAAGTAGCGATCACGGCCGCGCAAAAGGCCGTCAATGACGCCACCCATAAGTACGGCGCCAACTCCCTGGAAGCGCAAAAGGCCCAAGCCAGCCTAGGAACAGCCCAAGATACCCTGGCCAAATCCATGGAAGGTGTCACGGAAGCATTGACGCCACAACAGAAAGTGTTGGCGTCCAATTCGCTCATCTTTAAGCAGACAGGAAAGGCCCAAGACGATTTCTCCAAAACGTCGGACGGGTTGGCCAATAAGACCCGGATAATGCAAGCGCAATTCGCGGACTTTAAAACGGCCGTAGGTGAGAAACTATTGCCTATCCTAATGTCGGCCGTGAATAGCCTAGACGACGTTGGTAAAGCGTTTGGGAATGTCACCCGATTCATCAAAGACAACATTCTGGTAATCGGTACGGTAACCGTGGCAATTGGCGCCATGGTATTAGTGGCTAATGCCGGCGCAATTGCGTATGCGCTATTCGGCTTGGCTATTAACGCTTGGTCATTGGTTACGCGGGTTGCCACGGCCGTGGCGGCCGCATTCAATGCGGTAATGAACGCCAACCCGATTTCGCTCATCATTATCGCCATAATTGCATTGGTCGCGATTATCGTCATTCTGTACCAAAAGAATGAGGCCGTTCGTAACATAATCCAATCCGCTTGGGAAATTATTCAGAATGTCATATCGGCCGCTTGGGCCGTTATCAAGGTTATTTTCGGCGCCATTATGTTTGTTATCGGATTGGTGATTGATTACTTCCAGCTATGGTGGAAGATTGCCGTGTTTGTATTCGACGCAATTGTTGAGGCCGCGCAAGCATTATGGGGCGCATTTAAAGCCGTCGTCGGGTGGATAATGGGCGCCGTCGATGGAATGGTTTCATTCTTCCGTCAATTGCCGGGACGAATTGTTGCGGTCTTATCGAATATGTGGCAATTCCTGGTAGACGGATTTAACAATGCCAAGAATGGCGTCATCTCATTAGTCGAGAATTTCATTACCACATTGACGGGAATCCCCGGCCGGGTCGGTACCGCATTGTCGGGTATTTGGGACGGTATAACGTCCGGAGCTAAGGGCGCCGTGAATGGCGCCATTGGCATTTTGAATACCCTTATTCACGCATTCAATAAAGTAATTGAGGGTTACAACAAAATCCCGTTGGCGCCGAACATTCCGACCATTCCTGATATCCCCAAACTAGCGGCCGGGGGAATCGTCACCCGGCCAACGTATGCGCTCATCGGGGAGGCGGGACCGGAAGCCGTGATACCGCTAGGGCGCGGAATGGGCATGTCCGGGGGGAACACGTACATCACGATCAACGTCCCCGAATCGTCCAACCCGGTAGAAGTAGGCCGGATTATCAACAACCATTTACGCGCGTTCCGGCGCGCTTCCGGCGTGACGACATGACGGCCGTACTCCCAGACCCGGGGATTGAGGTAGAAATCTGTTTGGGTGTCGGCCGAACCGACACGGCCGCAGTGTGGGACACGGGACGTTTCGACGTGAACACGTGGACGACTTCTGACACGTCCCTAGGCGATTGGGTGGACGTGTCGTGTTCCGTGTTGGACGGCGTGGACATGACGGCGGGCGCGTCGAATGATGACGGCGTGGTGACCCGTTGGGAAGCGGCTACCTGTTCGTTTACGTTGGTCGGCTACCAATGGAACCCGAACAGCGGTCCCTACGCGGGTTTACTGGCGCCCAACCTTCCCGTACGGGTCCGTTGGCGGCCGGTAGGCAGTGACACCTGGATGACGGCGTTCCTAGGCGCCGTGGGTGATTCAGGCTTTGCCTACACGCATAAGGGGAACCGGCCGCGCGCCACGGTTGCGGCCACGGACGGGACCCGAATCCTCGCCGCATTCGACGGCGTGGAACAGTCCCCGGCCGGGTACGGGGAAACGGCCGCCCAACGTGTCACCCGGATAGCTGATAACGCCGGGTGGCCGCTCAATCTGCGAGACATAACGCCAGGTGGCGTAGCCGTGAAGGAAACAACCCTGGCAGGAGTGGCGTGGACGGAACTGTTGGCCGTGGCAGACACGGACCTAGCGTTGCTATGGGTCACCCGGGACGGCCGGTTAGCGTACCGGCCGCAGGGGAAGGTCACGCCACAACGCCAGTTAACGGCCGTCATCCAATGCGGGGCGCCCGTGAAAGCCGGACCCGTCGAAATCGTTCCGGCCACCCGGGAACGCGCCGGGGAAACGACGGTAACGCCGATGGACATAACCGGCCAACAGCCGACGATCACGCGCAATGTCGTATCCATCTCACGGCAGAAATCGGAAGTGGCCGGAACCGAACCGGCAACGTTCACGGCGCGCGACGAAACGTCCGTGTCCCGTTTCTTCACACACGCGTACTCGCGGACGGACCTACTGCACACGGACGACGCATGGAACCAAAAGGTAGCCGACGCCGTACTAGCCTCATCGGCGTGGCCGACTACGGCGCCAAATATGGTGGCATTGGATTCCCGCGCCGACTACGACGCCACGGCCGTCCTACTGATGCTGGAACCGTCTATATCTATCGGCGTTTCGGACGGCGTGGACACGTGGCAATGTGAACCGGCCGGGTGGAAGGTGACGTTAAGCCGCGCCCGTGTGTATGGGGAAATCACTCTAACCGACGTGTCGCGTTGGTTCGGTAGCGAATGGGACGGCGCACAATGGGATATCGACAAATGGGGATTCTGAGATGACTAGCCCAACAGGCAGAAAAGTAGTCGCGCCGGGTCAGACGATCACGTCTGAATGGGGGAATGCGGTATGGGACCAATCCGTGAACGTGTTCACGTCCCCGGCCGACAGGGACAGTCAATGGCCTAGTCCCCATGACGGCGCCATGGCCTATACGACGGACAGTAAATCGTACTGGCATCGGGTGGGTGGCCAATGGTTGCAAGCGCGCACTGAATTGACGTTCGGGTGGAACGTGGCTGGACAGTCCGGTTTCGGCCAAACACCGATAGCCATATCCGGGTTGACGGGTTCCATTACGTTTGCGGCCGCGCGCCGGGTTCGTTGCGTAGTGACCTTCCTCGCCCAAAAGGGGGGCGCCGATTTGGCTAGTGGCGCCGTGTCGCAAATCCTTTTGAACGGTTCGGCCATTCAACAGCAGAACGTGGACATTGGCGTTAACCAGATTCACGCCATAACGATGGAAGCGCGCACAACGTTGGCGGCCGGAATCAACGGCGCGTTTACGGCCACACTGATGAGTACGGCCGGGTTCGTCAACATGTTAGGTTCCACCACATACCCGGCGTTTATGGCAATAGACGACTTGGGACCGGGATAAGGGAGATTTGATATGTCATATTCGGACACGGCCGCATTGCTTAGTGACGCGTCTTTTAACGCGCGGGTCACGGCGTGTGGGTGGGAACAGTCGCAGACGTTCGTGGCCGATGGGCGGCCGGAATTCTCCGGACTGGCATCAGGCATTCTCAGCGCGCGCGTCAACCCGGCCGTCCTAGTTGCGCCAACGGCCACCCGGCCGGGTATCACGGCCGAATCCACGGACGCCGATATTCTGTCGGCCGTCCAGTTCGTGTGGCCGTTGGTCGGTACGGCCTATGTGGACATGGCGCCGGTATAAGCCATGACGGCCGCGCTGGAACACTTATTCAATCGGCTACGGAATGAGGGTTACCCGGCCGCGCTGATGGGTGGCATTTACGCGGATAAACCGGGTTACCACAACCAACGCGCGAACCTTCCCGGGTCGGACTATTCCGTCCAGCGTCCGGACGATCAAACGGGTAGCGATTGGGACCCGGCCGGGTTGGATATCACGCTTCACAACCCGTCCGATATGCAACGGATAACGCAACGTTTGTTAGACCTAACGGCCGCCGGCGACCCTAGAATTCAAATATTGCGGGAATTCTTCGGAACCGTTGACGGGTGGAATGTCGTCGGCCGGGACGTTAGGGATAACCGGCCGATAACGTCCGACGATTCCCATTTATGGCACTGCCATATTAGTAGCTATCGCCTTTACGCCAATAGCCATTCGGCAATGGACGAATTAGCAACGGCAATTCTGGGCGGTATCGCGCCACCATTGCCACCGATAGTAGAGGATGACGAAATGGCATTCCGTGTTTATCAGGACCCGCGCTCACCCGGGCAATGGGCTATCGGCGCCGATTGGGCTATTGGAATGGCAAGTAGCGATCAGGCGGCCATTTGGTTGACGCTACCGGATTGTGCCGACCCGCAACCCGTCGTTATTGATGAGGCGCATTGGGATCAACTCACACGGCGCATCCCCCCGAACCGTTGGGCGGCCACGGGGGGACTGCAAGCATGACGGCGCCAGACGACGGAATGCGGATTGAGGTAACCGTGATAGGTCCCCCGGGTCATAGGCGCATAGCGCTGTTCGTCGCGCCGGATTCTTACCTAGTCGTGAAGGGGCGCCACGCGCGCCGGGTGGCCGAAATGTTGGCCGACGTGGCCGCAACCGTGGACGATGATTAATGATGACGGCCGCGCTGATATGCGCCGCGCTGGCGTTGGGTGTCAGTGTCATAAACCTGTTGTTGATTCTGTCCATCACTAGCCGTATGGATGAAACCTGGCGCCGGGTCCGTGAGGATTTCGATGATGACGGCTAGGCTTTGAAACGTCCGGGTCCCTGTTCCCCGGGTGAACGCGAACGGCGCCTAGTGACTCCCTGTCTGCCCTAGGCGCCGTTCGTCCGTTCCCGTCGGCCTAACCCGTACGGGGAAGCATGGATTCCTCACCCAACCCGCCACTATCTACCGACACGCGCCACCCGTAAGCCGTAACAGCGCTTCCCACTTCCAGTTACCCGGCGCTGGTCCCAATCATGGCTTCCAGCGCTTCCAGCATTTCCACAAGCAATAGGTGAGCCTGATACATGGCCGCGCGGTCCCCGGCGGCCGCGTGACGGGACGCCAACGCCGACACGGCCAACCCGGCCGTCATGTTCACGAAATCGGCCGCGTGTTTCGGTCCCCTATCAAGGTTCGTCGCCAGTACCCGCGTGTTCGTGTCGTCGTCCCCGTTAAGAACTGACAGGCACAACAGGACGACTTCACGCAACAGCGGGGGGTCGTTGTCCGGGTCTAGGTCAACGATCACGCGCCTACCGTCCGACCGGCTAGGTATTCGTCCGGGTGGACGATGCGACGATGCGCCGACAGTCCCTGCGGTCCCCCGTATGACTTCCCACATTCCGGGCATCGAATGGATTTCGTTCGTTCGTCACTGGCAAGCGGGTTATGGACGGGGGACCGTTCGTGACGTTCCAGTGACGTTTCCGACCGGAACCGTTCCGTACATGACTCACACGCGTACGGGAGTATCAACGCCGTCGCCAAAGTGTCATGGTGGGCGCGTCGCAGGTGGGAGTCGTGAAGGATTTGCGTCTGATAGAGCTTGTGGCATTGACTGCATTCCGTTCGGCCACCCGGCCGGGTCGGCGCGGGTCCGTCTACTGGCGTCCCTATCGTCTTAAGGTCTATTTCAAGGTCCCCGATGTATTCGCCATGACACGCGGCGCATAGTTCCAACAGCCGGGACACGTCACCCACGGACACGACGGCCGTCCAGGTGGCTTCCGTGTAGGTCTCGCGCGCGTTGCAACCGTCGCACCAAACCATCGTTTTCAGTTCACGAACCATCGTCCGTCCCGTCTTTCAGTAGCGCGCGAACGGACGCTAGCCGTATGTGGTCCCTGTCCGACCCCGTAAGCCGTCCTAGGCCGTTCACTAGGTAGCCGTCGGCATAGTCGTATGCCGTCGTCACTTGCGAGCCGTAGCGATCCAACACGCGCCGTCTGATGGTGGCGCAACGGCCGCAACGTAGCGCTTGTTCGTACCCGGCGCGCTTGGCTAGAACGCTCACAGTGTGCGGCCGCCACGCGTGGCCGTAGTCCCGGCAATGAACGTGCGTCACGTCCATATGCGCGATAGCCGCGTCTAGGTCCCTGTCTGCTTTGGTCACTCTCACCCGTCCGTCCCTGTCTGCGAGGATTTCTGTCACGTGCATCTAATCAGGACATGCCAAACACGGGAAGTAGCCACGCACATACGGCCACGTTCCCGGGTCCCCGAACTACCGTCCCCGGCCGGGTATCGAACGTCCCCGGCCGTACCCAATTTTGGGAACATGTTCCCGCGCGTGTCCGGTTTAGTACGATTTGAAACCATATCGAAATAGGACAAACTAGGACACGGGGAGAATTCAAGTCCCCCCCCGGACACACAAAAATCCCCGTAAATCCGGGGAAAATAGAGTCCCGTGATAGTCTGTTGTTCCCAAACGGGAACAGGTTGGGAACAGGGGGCGCCGGGGACGGCGCCACAACAGACAGGGACAGACATGGAAAACACGACGCCGGAACTATCGCTAGAGCCCGTTTACGGCTACCCGTACGAACTACTCATTACGTGGAAGGACGGCCGACAGACCCGTTCGTGCTTCCTCAACACGACGGACCGTGACGCGTCCGCGCTTGAGTATCTGTCCATGGGTCACGCCGTCGTGTTCCGGTTTGACGGACTGGCGTACTGACGTGGCGTCCATCGAGTCCCGGCCGTCGTCCATTCGGGTCCGTTGGCGCCAGGACGGGTTACCCGGCTTCCAGTCCGAAACGTTCGGCACGATGAAAGACGCGCGGAAGTTCCGGGGCGCCGTCGAGTCGGCCGGGAACCGTTGGCCGAACGGGTGGGTTCGCCGGGTCGGGTGGGTGGCCGGAATCGTGGACACGGCGTCACGGGTGGACGCGGGGGAACCGGCCGACAGTCAACGACGCAACCTGTCCGGTTACACGTTGGCCGACTACATGACGCGTTGGATTGGGTCCGACGATTGCCGCGCGTCGGAACAGACCCGCGCCAGGTACCGCAATCAGATACGGGACCACATACGCGGCCACGCTATCGGCGCGCTACCCGTGGAAGATGTAACCCGGGAAGATATGCAGTCATGGGTGGATTGGTTGACGACGGACCGTATGGACGGGGGGAAGGGTCACGTGTACAAGACGGCCAAAAACCTACGCGGGTTGGTCTCGTCCACGTACCGGCGTGGCGCCCTGTTGGAAACGTCAAGCAAGGGGCGGCCGTTGGCGACAGTGAACCCATGTGCCGGCGTCCGAATCCACGCCGATAAGACGACGGCGCGTAAGCCACGTTTCCTGTCCCTCATCGAATATGCCGCGCTACTGGACAACATGGCGCCCGAATATGCGCTAGTCGTGGAAACGTTCGCCGGGACCGGTATCCGATGGGGGGAACTGTCGGCGTTGCGGGTAAGCGCGTTCACGGGTCCGACCCTTACCGTGTTCCACGGCCGTAAGCATTCCCCGGACGGTAACCACACAATCGGCGCGACGAAAACAGCAGCCGGGACCCGGACCGTGGGTATTGATTCGGCGTTGACGGCGCGGCTAGCCGAACACGTGCGCGGCCGGAAGATGACGGACCCGCTTTTCGACTTACCGTCCGATGGTTCCTTTTGGCGCGTGTGGGACCGCGCCATTGTGGCCGCCGGGTTGGACGGACCCACCCGGCCGCGTATCCACGACTTACGTCATAGCCACGCGTCGTGGCTGTTAGCCGCAGGAGTCCCCCTAGTGGCCGTGAGTAAGCGGCTAGGCCACGCCGACGTAGGCATTACCGCGAACACGTATGCCCACCTGGCGCCCGATGACGCGGCCACCATGGCCGCCCTGGCGTCCCTGTCCCTACCGTCTGGCGCGCGCCCCCGGCTTACCGTCGTCGCATAGCCGCAGAACGGCCGCCACGGCCACAACGAACAGCCGTCCCCCTTACTGACAGGGGGACGGCTTTTCGTGTCTCTGGAAGGTCTACGGGACGGCCGCGCACCAATCCCCATCGACACGCGGCCGTCCGTGTAGCGCGACGCCGGGAGTAGAGCGCGGGAACCGGAGAATCCACTTACTACGGACCCGGCCAATGCGAATGAACCGAACCCATAGGCGGCCACTCCCGGCGCCACGAACGAACCCTAACGGCCGTAACCGGAACCTGTCACCCACGACAGGACGAACGTCCCAACGGCTCACACGGACCCAACAGGGACCGCGCCGGGTCTGTCCCCCTATGTCCCACAACGGGACCCATGACACGCCGAACGTCCCCGGATAATCCCAAAACATCACGTGGACGTGTAGCGCGCCGTAGTCGGTCCGTGTCAGTGTGTAGACGGACACGACAGGCATACCGGACAGGGCGGCCGAAACGTTGACATCGTATTTTCGTGTGAGACGCGACGCTGTAATAGGCGCCGCGCGAGACAAAGGTATTAAACCCAATCCAACGGCAATCGCCACATATTGCGGGTTGCCACAACAGACACTTAACGCCATGTTCCACGAACGGCCGGTGTCGGCCGCCACAATGGGACGCATATCGGCCACGTTCGATATGCCGTTAGAAGCGCTGTTTGAATTCATCGACGGGAACGGAACATGACAGAACCACGGCTACACCCGGCCGATTACGTAGCCGGATACCTAGGGAAATCCACCAAATGGGTTTACCGACACATTGACGATTTGCCGCATAGACGGGTCGGCCGTTCCATCAGATTCACTGATGACGACATTCGGCAGATAGTCGAAAATGCGGCCGCTAATCCCGCCGGCGAACCCACCAAAACAAAAAAACGGACCTACCCAATAGCCTAGGAACAGGTGTCACTATGTCACTTTTCAAACGTCACGAACCGGCCAGGCAGGACAATTTCAACGGCCACACATTCCGTGAGTGTGGCGATCATCGGTCGGCCGGGTCCCTACGCGCATGGTGCATTGAATGCGTCGAATGGTGTTACGTAGACCCGGACATGTCGTGCCGTGGGTGCAAAGCCCCCCCGCCAATCGACACGTCTTACGGGGACGCGCTACGTTGCCTGGAATCCATCATGTCCCGGCCATGGGGAAGAACGGAACGGGACCGCGCAAAATGTCGTAGGGACGCGCTAAAGCTATACGCATGGATAACAGCATGATTGATGAGGCTTGGCACGACTGGCGCCGGAAGGGTATCGGCGGGTCGGACATTGCCGGGATAGTCGGCGTGTCCCCGTGGGCATCCCCCTATTCCGTGTGGCAATCGAAAATCATGGGGGACGGTCCGGACCGTGGGTCGGAAGCTATGCAATGGGGAACCCGACTGGAACGCGCGATAGCCGACGAAACGGCCGAACGGTTAGGGATACGCGTGTTCGGCGAACAGTCCCTATGCGTCCACGGCTTCCACGATTGGGCGCGCGCCACGGTAGACGCGTTCTACAGTGAATCAAACGACGAACCCACCCATGACGGCGTGTTGGAAATCAAGACGACTAGCGCGTATTCGTGGGACGCCGTACCGGATTACTACGCGCTACAAGTGCAATGGCAACTTGAGGTAGCCGACCTAAATCATGGGTGGGTGGCCGCGCTACACAACGGCCGGAAGCTCACCCTATGGTCCGTGGAACGGGATAAGGAACTAGGCGCGTCCCTGTTGGACGTGGCCGGGAGATTCTGGGAACACAACGTTTTAGGCATGAATCCTCCGGACGTGGACGGGACGGCCGCCACAACGGAAGCCCTGGCGCGTCAGTTCCCGGCGGCCGAACCGGATAAGCGCGTAGACCTTACCGGCATGGCCGAAAAATTGACGTTGCTAGAACAGACCAAGGCGATAATCAAGGAAATGACGGAAGCGCAAACCCATGTCGAAAACATGATTAAGCAACAAATGGGGGACGCCACGGCCGGGACGATTGGTGGCGTGGACGTAATCACGTGGAAGAACACGTCAACCAAACGTTTCGACGTGACCCGGTTCCGTGAGGAAAACCCGGACACGGCCGCGCAATACATGACGGCCAACCAATCGCGCCGGTTCCTACTGAAATGAGTATGGAAATGACAGGGAAACGTTTAACGTCCCGGGACGATTTAGACGCCGTACCGATAATGGAAGCAACCAAACGGCTAGGCGTGTCCCGTTACACGGTTTATTCATGGATAGAACGGGGCCTAATAGACACGCTACGTTTCGGCCCAACGGGTCGGACGGTACTTATCCCGAATTCCGAAATCGACCGTATCTTACGCGGGGGAAAATGATGAGTGATCTACGAGAATTGGTGAACACGCGGGGCGCGGCCATGGCCGTGGAACAGCAGACAACGGCCGCATTCGGTCCCGTCGATAAGGAACGCGTGTTGTCCCTGATTGGGCTAAACCCGCGTGACCCGAAAGCTCATGCCGTCGTGGCCGTGGCCGAACGCTACGGCCTAGACCCGGTACTAGGTCACATAATGATTCTGCCTAAAGGGTCGTTGCCGTACGTCACCCGGGACGGGTTTCTACACATTGCCCATAGGTCCGGTCAGTTAGACGGGATTGAGGTAGTCGATGGGCCGCGCCGGGAAGGTAATGAATGGGTGGCGCAAGTAGCCGTCTACCGAAAAGACATGTCGCACCCGTTCATCTATCCCGGCCGCGCCGACATTGGCGGGAACGGACCGGAAATGGCGATAGCGCGCGCCGAACGTAGAGCGCTACGGCGCGCGTTTGCCGTGACCCTTCCTCACGTGTTCGCCGACGATGAGTTAGACCCGCGCGCGGCCGTGTCCGAACCGGTACGCCAGTCGGCCGCGCCCTACGGTTCGGACCCTAGGGACTTGACTCCCCCGCGCGTCGTGGACGTGGAACTACCAGAACCGGCCGCCACGGCGCCAGGAACGACGCACACGGCCGAACCGGACGACCCGGCCACCGATGTAAGGGAAATCGCCAAATGGCAAATGAGAGCGCTGCAGGGGGGATTCAAGACGGCCGGGATACCGGACCGTGACGAACGGCTAGCGCTCACGTCCGAATGGATAGGCCGGGACGTGGGTTCGGCGTCAGACCTTACCTACCTGGAAGCCGGGACCGTGTTGGAACGGCTAGCGGAAATGAACAGCCCAATGGACGACCCGGCCGAACCGGGGGACGACGAATGACAGAACACGCCGAAATGCAACACGTCGAAACGGACGTGTTAATCCGACTAACGGCCGAAATTATGAAACTACGTGGCGTCATTCTGGACGAACACAAGCTAGGGACCGAACACGCCGAATGTTGCGGCCGCCGGGAATGCGCCGTGTGTTACACGCCGTGGCCGTGCAATGCCGCGCGGGCGGCCGGGATTGAGGACGGGGACGAATGAGTATCAACGACGCCGAAATGAGTACCTACCTAGCCGAATGGATGAACGAGAATCCAACTATGGCGTTCGCGCTGTTCATCGTGGACGACGGACCGGACGCATTCAACATGGCAATGATTGGGCGCAACGACATGGCGCCGGGAGTCATAGGGCGAATGCTTGCCAGAACGGCGCGTGACATGTTGGCGGTAGAACAGTGAGCGTGTGCCTATGTTCGGCGTGTGGGTTGGCGTTCACGTCCCTAAGCGGGTTTGAGTTTCATCGGTTCGGCGCGATGGACGGATACGACGGCCGCAAAGACCTACGGCGTTGCCGAACGGCCGACGAACTACGAACGGCCGGGTACGAACCCGACCCGCGCGCCCGTTGGCGCAAACCCGCGCCGGGTTGGACGTGGCCGTGACGGCGCGTATCCGGCGTTCGGAATTGAACTACCGGGACGCCGACGAAATGCGCATTGACGCCGATAAACTCATAACCGTGAGTAATGCCGGTATTCGCCGAATGGCAAAGGAATTACTTAATGCGGCCGACCGTTTGGCGCATTGCCGAACATGCCAACCCGTGATAACCGTACCGGTGAATTCGGCCGGGGAAATAGTGCCTACTAAAGCCTATGCAACCCATGAATTAACATGTCCGTCGAACCGTTAATCAAGCCGTGGCATTCGCTGATATTCGGCGTTTATGGCGACCCTATTCCGCAGGGCTCAATGCGTTCACTAGGCCCGAAAAGAATGATCGCAAGCAACTATGAAGCGCTAATGCAATGGCGGGAATCAGTACGCCAGGCGGCCATTGTGGCCATGGCTGGAAATGGGCCTATGCCACCCGGAATACCCGTCGTGGCGCGGCTTAAGTTCCGCGTCAAACGGCCTACGTCGGCGCCTAAGCGAGTGGAATTCCCGGCGCGTCGTCCGGACCTGGATAAGTACATACGCGCCGTCTTTGACGCTCTCACGTTGTCGTGTGTGGCCGACGATGCCCAAATCGTGGCCGTCTACGCCAGTAAGGAATTCGCCGGTTCATACCATATGCCGGGAGTAGCGATACGGTTAAGTTTGCCTGAAAGGTCCGTGAACGGCCGTTGAAAACATCACGTGGACGTGTAGTTACTAACCCGTAAATAAGCACGTCCACGTGATGTTTTGAATAGCACGTTATTAGGGACGGCAATTACCCGGTACGGCAATTACCACACGTACGCGGGTACTTTTCACCTTTCCCGCGTACGCGAGACCTATGAACGCGCGCGCGACGCGTGTTCCTGGCCGTTGGTTTACTGGCGTAAACAGGGTCTCAACAGCGTTACTGCACACAACGCAAACCCATAAACGGCCACGCTGAAAAGCGCGCGGCCATGGGTTCGCATTGTCTCGATAAACACTTGAGACTTCACGTAGACGTGTGAAACTTAGGTCACCCTAAGTGGGCACTAGTAGACGCGCGCGCGAAAACAACAACACGCCGACGTGTAGCGCAATAGGCCCGGGTTGGTTTATCGTCCGGGATAACTGTTGGCGAATGGCGGGTGAGAAACGTGACAACGGCAATTCCGGCCCACCCGTCCACAACGCCGAAATGGGCGCGCTACCGACGCCACCTGATCGCCACGACAATTCCCGGCCCATGTCCCCGTTGCGGAATGCAAATGCGAATCGGCGACGAATTGGATATGGGACACGCAATTGAATTCAGCCGCACCGGAATAACCAATTGGGCATTACTGCGAATTGAACACGCTAAATGCAATAGGGCGGCCGGTGCTATTTACGGCAATAAGCGCCGCAATAGGTTGGCCGGCCATTCCTATTCAACACGGGAATGGTAATGCCGCGCCTATTGGATTTGTATTGCGGACAGGGTGGCGCATCCGTCGGATATGTGGCCGCGGGATTTGAGGTAATGGGAATAGATAACCAATACCAAACCCGTTACCCATTTGAATTTGAATACGCGGATGCATTGGAATACGTAACCGAATACGGCCACCTATTCGACGTTATTCACGCGTCCCCGCCATGCCAAGCGCATTCCTCACTACGGCATACCACCAACGAACACGGGACGGGTTGGCTATTGGCGGCCACCCGGG